TGCGGTTATAGTTCTTATATTTCTATTACTTCCTGTACCGAATATAATTTTGTAGCCTACTCTGAATATTTTAGTGTGATCAACAACTAAGGAAGTACCGCTGGCAGAAGAAACTATTGCCTTAGGGCCTACAAACTTTTTTACATATATTCTTTTATTTGATGTGTCAACATCATGAACCCAACAACCTTCATCTCCATGGTAATATCTGTGAGTTCCTACACCTTTGTATATCGCGATCCAATCACCAATACCAAAACCACTAACGCTATCAACAGTTATATAATCATCATTTGTATTAGCAACAGCACTTAACTCTGTAGTTGTTACGCTATCATCACCTATGAACTTCCAAGATGAATAACTTATGTTTTCTACCCATATACCATGTTGATCAGCATCAGTACCTTCAAACTCTAAATGTATATTGTTACCTGTAGCAGATAATAAAGCACCAGAAGAACTACCACCTTCAGTAAAGTCTTGCGCGGAAACACCACCACTCTTAGAATAATCAGTAGAACCATTACCTTGTACAGTAATTCTACCGTTAATTCTAATTTTACCGTTAGTTGCAAAATGTAGATTACCTCTAACAAGTATATCACCAAAGCCCGTACCAGCTCTTTGATCAGAGTTCACTGTTACTTTGTGACCTTGTGAAATAGTAAATGTATCTCCGTCAGCAGGAGTGGAACCTCCCCAAGTTGAAGAGCTTGTCCAGTTACCAGACTGACTACTCGTTAGGTTCGCCATCTATTAAAAATTGTTCTTGATATTGAGACACGTTTAACGCTATTTCAAATGATAACTTGTCGCTATTATCAACAATTGTATTTTCGTTGATAACAGCAACTATTTCATTATCTTTTGTGAGCGTTAAAGTAGCATCTGATTTATCATATTCTACTTTAATTATCATTTAATTATATTTTAATTGTTACGCTATTTTAAAGCAAAGTACTCTATATGTTTTGTTGGTAGCAGGTGCTGTAGCAAACTTAATTTTACACGCCGAGTTTGAGTGTCTTTCCACTTCAGTAAATACTGTGTCACCATCATGATCACCAGAGCTATCAACAACTTGTATCATAACATCATTTACCGCGGCTGCAGTAAATCCATATGATACATCAAATTCTGTTTTACTGTTATCACCGGTAATTGTATGAGCACTAGATCTAGCGTCGATCTGAGTGTTAATATCTGATGTACTAACAGAAGATGCGATTGTAATACTGTTATTTGCGTTTGTAATTGTTACGTTTGAACCAGCTGTTAATGTTGCAACTTCAGGACCAGAAGAACCACCAATCAATAGTGATCCGTTTGTAGTCATTGCTTTTGCAGCTAAAGTATCTGTACCACTATCTTGTGAAACGATAACTGATTTATCAGCAAATGAAGTAGCATTAGTACCACCTCGTGAAACTGGTAAAGTACCACTTGTTATTTTTCCAGCACCAAGGTTTGGTATATCACTCGCAGTTAAACCGTAGTTTGTTACGTCAAGTGTGTCAGCGTATAATGTTCCTACACCAACGTTTCCTTTAGTAGCTAGTGATTCACCACCAAAAGCACCCCATCTTGAAGCACTTTCATCCCATATCCATTGAACGTTTGTAGCTGTTCCTCTTTCAACTAATATACCAGCATCTTCACTAGGACTACCACTCTCATTACTGTTAAGAGTAATTATATTATCTTCAATTAATACAACTTCAGAATTTTTAGTTGTTTGGTTACCAGAAACTATTAAATTACCATTTATAGTAACTTGACCACTAAACGTTTTATTACCGCCTATTGTTTGAGCTCCTGATGTTTGTACAAACGTAGATAAACTAGTAAGACCAGTACCACCTCGTGCGACTGGCAATGTTCCAGCTGTTATTTTAGATGCGTTTAAATTTGGTATTCTATCAACACCTAAAGTTCCTGCTGTTATTTTTGAAGCATTTAAGTTAGGTATTCTATCTGCGTTAAAAGTACCACTTGTTATTATACTTGCAGCTAAACTAGGTATATTAGCAGCATCAATTTGATCAGTTGAACTATAATCTTGAGTCCAATCAATAATAGCGTTACCAGATGGTATCGACGTATTACCTGCTAATGCTGTTGTTGAAGTAGTACCTAATTCTAAACTAGAAGTACCGGCACCTATGTTTGTTCTTATTTGTGTTTTCTGAGCATTAGTTAGAGAATGAGAAGCATCATATCTAACATATCTTGTGTCGTGATTATGTGAGCTCTCAGCATACTTACCGTCAAGATCAACTGTTACAGTGCTTGAGTCCGTTAATGTTGCTGTTAAAACACCTGTACTGGTGTTAAATGACATACTACTTAAAAAAGTATTAGAGTCACCAGTTGTTGTTTCAATTGTCTTCCACCCAGCATTATCTCGGTACTTTATTACGTTGTTATTATCATCATAATAAATAACACCTTTTACAGCTGTAGGCGTGGATGTTGTTACATGAAGCTTAGCATTTTGCAGCTCATTGTAATTGATATTTAAATCGTGTAAATATTGTATTGCCATTGTTTAAGTTGTTTATTAGTTCGCGTATACCGTACCGGAATTTTGTCCCTTAAAATATACTCTTGATTCATTTTTTGTTATATGTTTTACCGGTACTTCTACCACTTGTCCTGTACTTATCTTTACAGTTATAGATGGGAATTTACCTAAATTGTGGGTGATAGGAAAATAATATTCTCCGTTTTCTAAAGTTAAATCACTTGTTGAAAAGTCTTTTGAGAACTCTTTATCTTGACTACCAGTCCATGGAACTAAATTATATATAATATTATTTAATAAGCCTTTACCATTAGCATCGTTGTTTCCTGTTATAAAATCCATTGTTAGCCTGTATTTATCTTGACTACCAACCTGAGCTATTTCTTTAACTCTATAAACAGCAAAAACATTAGGGTCTTGTACTTGACTTATTATAACGTCTTTGTTTAAGTATGTATTTAAAACAGCTAAAGTACTTCTACTTGTATTTCCATTTGGAAACTTACTAACTTGTAGTATTTGATTGTTACCTGTTGGAAAAGCAAGTTCTGACAAACCGCTGTTTTGAAATTTCATTTGACCACCACTTGCATCAGTATTACTGTATTTGTAAGGTATACAACCAGAAACACCATGTGAGTTAGTGTTTGATAAAAATTTAGCAATATCTAGTAAAGTATAGTTTCTAGTTGCTCCACCAGCATCAGAACCTAAGACTCTATCGTCTTGAGTTAAATCACTATCTATTTGATACGTAGATATTCTTGCCATTTTTATTTTTTCATTTTATTGTACTTTTCAACACTTCGTCCGCCGAAATAGGCACCAATAGTTGTCATAAGTACTAATTGTAATAAATCAGTCCATTTTTCTTCAACATTGAAGTTAATTGAACCTGAATCTATAAATACCATGAGCACGGTCGCCACTATGAGGAATATAAGTACGAGAGGACGAACTGAACGCGTTAACCAGTTTCCGTGCTCTAAATCTGCTTTCCACCTTTCGGTTACATTTTTTTGCATAGCAGCTTCAGCTTCTATTAAAATGCTGGTCATTTCTTTTTCAAACTCTGCTTTCTCGTCTTTTGTTCTTATAAATCTATCAGCAACACCAGCTAGTTTGTCTACAACAGAACCACCTGCTTTACCAAATAGTTTACCTAATATTTTACTCATTTTTTACTAGCTTTGCTACCAAAGCCTCCCATTTTATATCCTTTAACTTTGAATCTAGACACAGCGTTTGTTTTGTAACTATTATTAGGTTTAGTACTACCAGTTACATTTGTGTCCATTTGTGATGATAAATTAGTTGTAGCAACAATTTCATCTTGTGTTGTGTTAGGATCAGCTACAGGCTCGTATTGATTTGAATTAGGATTTTTCTTGTAAACTGTATCATCTGGACCAGCTGGTGTGGTTGGTGAACTAGTACCGGCTGTTCCTTCTGTTCCAGGCACAGCTTCTTGTGTTATAATTTTACCATCTAAATTATTTCTATTAACACCTTGAGCACTACCAGGTCTACGTACATATGGATTTGTAACTCTAGGATCACTACTCGCGGGTTTAACATCTACTTTATCTGATGTACTTACGAAATCATCACTTAATCCACCTAAACCAAGAAATCCTTTTCTTAATTTACCATCCTTGTTATAACCACCGCTTTGCTCTAGTAAGCTAATAACACTTTGGTTGCCAGCTGCTATTTCTTTATCTATATCTAAACCTTGCTTAACCATTTTATTTAAGCTTTTAGTGGCTTGTTT